AGAGCAATGATATAACTTACCTTTGACTTATGCAAGTACCGAATAAATTATTTTCCTGTATTTCTATTTTCACGAAGGAGAAGATGAAGTACAACACCATCCCTAAATGGGTTAAGATTGCCGATATTGCACTAACAGTCGTCTACTTAATAGTATACATAAGTGCATTAATATTCCTTGTTAGATGGCTAATGAAGTAGTAGTTATAATAAATGCTGAGACAGGCGAAGCTGAGAAGAAGATTGATAAGGTTAAAGAAAGCGTAAAAGGCGTATCTAAAGAAACCGAAAAGACTCAGGCATCTTTTAGTGCGTTTGGTGATGTTGCGGACAGTGTTTCTGGCGGCATGATTACTGGCTTTAGAGGGGCTAGAGCTTCTTTAGGGGGTTTAACAAACGGCTTTAAAGGTTTACGGGCTGCCATTATATCAACTGGAATAGGTGCTTTAATTGTTCTTCTTGGTTCTTTAGCTGCTTGGTTCACATCATCAGAGAAAGGAGCGACAGCACTTAAAACAGCAACAGCGTTTCTTTCAGCAGTGATACAGTCCCTAACATCTTTCCTTGCACCTTTAGGGGAGTTACTTGTGAATGTATTTACAGAGCCTCAGAAAGCACTTGACACATTAAAGGATAGTCTTGAGCCAGTGCTAGAGTTCTTCCAAGATATTAACGCCATTATAGTAGGACAAGTCCTAAAGCAGTTTAAGCAGTTAGGTTCTGTTCTGTCATTCCTCACGGCAAAGTTTTTTCAACTAACAGGAAACCAAGCGAAAGCAAATCTTGCGATGGCAGAGAGTGTCAGATACTCTGAAGAAGTAGAGGCTATTAACAGGATGCAAGCTGAAAGCTGGAACGATATAAAAGAGGCGGTAGGAGACGCAGCGGATTTCATAGTAGAAGGGGTTAGTAACATCATTGAGGTTACAAACAAAGCACTAGACGTAGCTTCTAAGTACGCTAATAGTCAAATGAATACCCGTAACCTAGTACAAAGGTTAACTGTAGATAATGCTAAACTCAATCAAACAATTGAGGAACAGCAAAAGGTTATAGATGATACAACTAAGTCTTACGAAGAACGTAAGGACGCTCTACTTATTCAAAGCGAAGCATCCGCACAGTTAGCAGAGAATATCGCTATACAAGCAAGGGCAGAAGAAAGTCTATTAAGACAGCAGATTGCTATAACGGCATCCGTAGAGCAGCGTGAAGAACTAGAAACAGCTTTAGCCGATAAGATAGCCCAAAGGATAGACGCTGAGAAACAGATTAACATAGTCAACCTAGACAACGCTCAAAAGAGTAGAGAGATAGACAGGGAGGAGTTTGACCGTAAGAGAACTATCCTACAGCAGTTAAATGATTTAAGGCTTGAGTCTTTAGATGATGAAAAGTTAGTAGAAGCTGAGAGGTTAGCACTAGCAGAGAAGACAGGACTCGAAGAATTAGAACTACTCAGGGCAAGTGAGAAAGAGAAACAAACGTTAAGGGATTACTACGCTACCATAAGAGCCAATAAAGAGAAGGAAGCAGCAGCAGCAAGAAAGGCAGACAAGAAGGTCTTAGATGATAAGGAGATTGCAGATGCTGAAGCCTTAAGTGCTGCTAAATTAGACCTCGCAAAGCAAGCATTTGGAGCAATGCAGAACCTAGCTATAGCGTTTGGTGATGGAGACGAGAAGAGAGCAAGGAAAGCCTTTGAACTTAACAAGGCATTAAGTGCGGGACAGGCTTTGATAAGCACTTACGAAAGCGTGAATACCATACTAGCTTCCAAAACAATTCCTCCAGTAGCAAAACCTTTCTTTATTGCTGCCTCTGTAGCAACAGGATTACTAAACGTAGCGAAGATTAAGAGAACAAAGTTCACAGGCGGAGGTGGCGATGGACCTCCCCCAGGACCTCCTTCTTTAGGTGGTGGTTCAGGTGGGAGTAACGTACCTCAATTAAACACTGACGCACTACAGACAGGAACACAGAATAGTATTAGAGCATACGTAGTGAACAAAGATGTCACAACAGCAACAGCCCAAGAGCAACAAATAGAACAACAAGCAAACCTTGTATTATGAGAATAGTTGAGTTATTAATAAACGAAGAGGCAGAGATATTTGGGATGGATAAAGTTTCCCTTGTAGAATATCCTGCTATAGAATCAGATTTCGTAGCCCTATCTTCTCAGAAGGTAGAGTTTAAAACAATAGATACAGAGAAGCGAATAGTAATGGGTCCTGCTTTGATTCCTAACAAACCTATTGTAAGAGTAGACGAAGAAGGTAAAGAGTATTTTGTATATTTCTCCAACGCAACAGTACGAAGAGGTGCTGAGTTATTCTTTAAAGGCGGTCACCAGGGCAGCGTGAACCTGGAACATGACAAAGAGGTAGAGGGTATTTATTTCTTTGAGTCTTGGATAGTAGAAGGAGAGCAAGATAAGTCTAGAATGTACGGACTAGAAGCACCTATTGGCTCTTGGTTACTAACGGCTAAAGTTGAGAACGAAGAGGTCTGGAATGAATACATAAAGACTGGTAAGGTGAAAGCCTTTTCTATAGAGGGTTACTTCTTAGACAAAATGAAGATGAGTATAACAGAAGAACTGGAGGCACTGCTATGCAAGAAACACTAGTATTAATACTCTCCTCTGGGCTTACTTTATTTTTGGTTAAACAGGTTGTATTGTCGTATAAGGAATGGAGGAAGGAGAGGAAGACTAAGTTTAACACAGTGCTTCCAAAGGTGTCAGAGATATACGAAGAGATGAACCACTTGAGACACACTACTAAAGCGGGTAGGGTTATCATTTTAAAGGCTCATAACGGAGGAGGTAGACCAAAGGTAGGTACACAGTTGTTTAGTTCAGCAGTCTATGAGGTATGGGGTGACTTATCTTCTATCAAAGCACACTGGCAGAACCAAGAACTAGACGAAGACTATACTAGGATGCTAGTAGACTTAGATAGGAATGGAAAGGTAGAGAGTGATACAGCAAACATGAAGGACGGGGTGTTAAAAAGGATGTACTTCACCAATCACATCTTGCACTCTGTCACTGTCAAAATAGCCCAAGACGAAAAAAGTCTATACTATTTAAGTATAAACTTTCACGAACCTACAAACTTATTAGAGCCATCAATACAAGAGGCTATAAGAGCATCAGTTAATAGGTTGAAGCAGTTGTGGGGTTAATCATTCATTACCTCCATTAAAGAGGTTTAGTGAATGGTTTATTGTTCATTGGCTAATTCACCCCAGAATATCCATTGCTGAACAAGTGTGTAATAAGTTCTTTTCACTACTTTTAATTCAACATCACCGCTATCGGTTTCAATAGAACAATAATCACCTACACGTAACTCACACTCTATTTGTGTTTCGTCTTCGTTAATACCTTTATGTTTTATAAAGTATTTCATCTTGTTTTGTTTCCCACAAACCTACAACTTTTTATTGAATTGCACAAACACCCCTTCTAAATCGTCTACTTAGAAAGATTCAAGTAATGATTAATTTGAAAAGTATTAAAGACCTTTTGACCAAGCATGGCGTAGACCCTAAATCGCTACTTGAAGAGGCAACCAAATTAGCCGAGGCTAAACTAGCGACAGGCGAAACTATCCAGACAGAAGGTGAATGGGCTGTAGGCTCTGCCGCTATGCTCGTAACTGAAGATGGTACTATGCCTCTACCAAAAGGTGAAGATTACGTGCTAGAAGATGGTACAGCATTCGAGGTAGACGAAGAGGGTATTATCTTAGTCTGGAAACCAGCTGAAGCAGAAGCGGAAGAAGAGATGAACTCTGTTCTTACTGAAGAGAAAGTTGCAGAGATGATTAAGTCAGCTGTATCTGCTATGACTGATGAGTTCAAAAAGGCTCAATCAGAAGATAAGGAGACTGCAACAGAGAAGAAACTAAACGCTTTGAGCAAAGACATGGAGACATTGCTTGCTAAGCCTACGGAGTTCTCTTCTAAGAAGCCCGTCAAGACTGTCACTCAAAAGGAATTTAAGAACATGAGTCCACAAGAGAGAGTGTACCATGTGTTCAATTCAAAAAAGAAATAAACCCTCCCGTTAAAGGGAATTAAATAGACACAAAATGTCAGATATTACAATTACTAGTTCAACTTACGCGGGGGAGAACGCCTTAGAATACATTTCCGCAGCACTTACCACAGCCGATTCACTTGCGAATGGTTATGTGACTATCATGGAGAACGTAAAATTTAAGCAAGTGCTTAACGTGTTTTCAAATGATGGTGCATTGATTCAGGATTTCGGATGTGACTGGGTAACAGCAGGACAGTTAACACTTGCTGAGCGAGTTCTTACCGTTACTGAGTTAATGGTTAACCTAGAGTTCTGTAAAGAGCAGTTCCGTTCTTCATGGCAAGCACTACAGACAGGAAGAGGTTTCATCAACGATGAGTTACCTTCCTCTATTGAGTCTTTCATCTTGCTTTATGTAGCTGGAATCATTCAAGAGGCTATCGAGTATAACCTATGGCAAGGTAACTATGATGCTTCTGGAACTACATACCCTTATGAAGATTTTAACGGTGTATGTCAAATCCTAGAGGCAGATGCTGGAACTATCGACGTTGACCTAATGGCAATCGATGGTACTACACCAGCCACAGCTTTCACATCAGGCGCACAGGTTGTAACAAACCTAAACCTTGTGATGAATGCGATGACTACACCAATCAGAAACAAAGACCGTTTCCGTTTCTTCGTATCTCGTAAGACTCAAGACTTCTACCTTCAGCGTTTGTCTGAACTAGGAACTGATTATAAGTACTTCTCAAACGATGGTTCTAGTAAGTTCCTTTACAACGGTTACGAAGTAGTAGCCCCTGCTGGTTTCCCAGATGACACGATTCTTTATGCAGAGTCTGCTAACTTGTTCTTTGGAACAGACGTAGTAGGTGACTTCAACCAAGCGGTTGTAATTGACCGCACACAGATTGACGGCTCAGACAACGTTCGTGTTGCTTTCCGATTTACTGGTGGAGTTCAAGTAGGTGTTACTGCTAACTGTATCATGTGCTTCCCAGACGCAGCGGTATAATTAACTGATTAATAAAAAGGAGGTAAGGGGCTTCGGCTTCTTACTTCCTACTTAATACAACAACGATATGGCTTGTGATTATAGTACAGGGGTTGGGTTAGGTTGCAAAGATGTTATTGGAGGAATTAAATCTCTGTATTTTTTTACAGATGGAACTTCACCTTATACCCTTACAGCCGCAGACGTAACCTTTACAGCATCAACTACCCAAGAGATTGAGGACATTGATACAGCTGTTACAGTTTATAAGTGGGATTTACCACGTAATACGGCAACCTTTTCAGAGGCTCTTGAGAGTTCAGATGAGAATGGTAGCCTAATGTACGCACCTACTCTAGTTATTACCTTGCATGGTTTGCAGTATGAGATACAAGACCTCTTGCATACAGTAGCAAAGAACTACCAGAGTGTAGGTGTTTTGACTAACAGAGGTAACATGTTCATTGCAGGCTTCGAGAGAGGACTAGGAGCAAGCGCAGGAGATACAGCAATAGGAGCGGGATTAGGTGACGGTCAGAACATGACTCTTACTTTATCTTCTCAATGTGCTACACCTGTTAAGATGCTTCCAGCTCCAACAGCAGGAGCAAGTGGATACCCTTTTGACGGACTGGCAACAGTAGCAAACGTAACAATTAGCGCGACGCAGATTACTCCAGCGTAGTGAGTTTACATATTTCTAACATGAAAGGGGTGGGGTTATTCCTACCCCTTTTTTCTTTCTTCTATGATGGTGTAAATAGCGTAACCGCTACCGAAAACAATACATAATAAAATAAACACTGGAAGAAAGTAGTAATATTTACCTGACAAATACGCTACCGTCGTTAGTAATGACATAAAAGCACAACCATAAAGAGCAATAGAAATAAACTTTTTCATGTGTTTCGTTTAATGCGAAGATATAAAAATTATGATACACCTACAACCAAACACTGCCAACAACGTTGTATATTTGACCCTATACGAAAAGAAAAAGGAATTTTGCAACCTTTACTAATTATTTATTTAAGTTGGTACACCAGACTTCTTTTAAAGTAATAACTTTTTTTGTTTGTCGACGGTCAATGTAGACAATGAGCGTTATACTAAGATTACTGTCTCCACAGATGGAGCAGACACCAATAACCTACTGATGGAGGAGAACGGATATATGTATTACTACGTATACGGTCAAAACTCAGAGACTAACTTAGACCCACTCAACGCCGACGTAATAGGAGAGATTGAAGTAGGGGTTGTTTCTGTTCCTTCTGGAGATACTTACTTTACACCTAACACAGCAGTAATAAACGATACCGTATACTATGGATAAGACACTAGATAAAATTCTCCTTCGCCTCTTATACGGAAAAGGACAACTCAGAAAGGATAGACCGTAAAGGCTTTGTATCATACGGTAAGGACAATGATTTTACCCCACAGTAATTTTGGAGAATCTTTACATGACCTCTCCTACTCATCATGCTCTAGTTGATTCTATTGCTTACATGATAGCAGGAAAGACATAGAGGTAGATGGTTTGCAGGCTAAGTTAGCAGTTGCTAAGTTCCGTCTAAACGATTTGAAAGGCTACCTATCCTTTGATTTAAAACTACATGGTGCTTATGCTATTGAGGTTATTAAAGATAAGAAAGGAGATGTCAGTTCTTTTGAGCATTTACCAATGTGTAATCTCAGACCTTCTGAGGTAGATGATGAGGGTGTAGTGAATCATTGGTACTACTGCGAGGACTGGACGGATAGAAAGTTGTTAACCTTCGCTCTTGAGAATCCAATAGAGGCATTAGATGAGAGTTTAAAGCAGACTAAATGTATCATTGTTGTAAAGACACCTACTCCAAACGGTAACTACTTCAGTAAGCCTGACTATATCGGAGCAAGGAACTACATAGAACTAGAAAAAGAGATTTCCACCTTCCACGTTAACAATATTAAGAACGGTTTATTCCCTTCTGCTTTCCTTATCTGGAAGAATGGTATACCAACTGAGGAACAACGTAGAAGACACAGTTCTGATATGGAACGTGATTTATCAGGTGCTCAAAACGCTGGTAAGATTGTGAATCTTTACGCTTCAGATAGTGAATCTGCCCCAGAAATTGTAGCATTTGAATCTAATGATGCAGACAACACCTACCAATTCCTATCTAACGAGACTACAAATAAGATAATGATTGGTCACAGGGTAACAACCCCTTCTTTGTTTGGTGTAAAGACTGCTGGGCAACTTGGTAACGTACAAGAGATGGAGACTGGTAGCGTTATCTTTGAATCTAATGTGATTGAACCCTTTAGAGAATTGGTTCAAGACGGCTTAGAGTTATGTTTAAGGCTAGAAGGAATCACAGACGAGGTAGACATCCCTTCTAATAACAAGTTAATGCCAGAGGAGACCGCAAACGTAGAGCAATCCTTCACAGGTATTCAAATCTCTAGTGCTGTAGACATCATCGCTAAGGTTGGACTAGGAGAATTAACAGTTACCCAAGCAAAACAACTCCTTATATCAATGCTTTCCTTTACTGAAGACAGTGCTAACGCTTTGTTTGAAAATAAAGAAGAGTTATCTAAGCATCAAACTGAACTAGAAACGTTCTTAGAGTCTATTAATGATGACTTGGATGGCTATGTAGAGGTAGATGATGAAGACGCAAGCGAGGAAACGGAGGATTTCAACTTTGAGGATGCGTTAAATGAAGAGGCTTTGAAGTTTGCAAGCACAGGAACAGCAAGACCTAACGCAAACAGCGACCAAGACATAACTAAAGACGGTGTTAAGTACAAAGTAAGGTAC